TGTTGAAAAAACAGTGGGGAACAAACTTGTTGAAATTTGAAGGCATGACTCTTCCTGGTGGAGTGACACTAAACGGTCGCGCAATCTACGAAGATGCGATTGCAGACATTGAAAAAATTGAGACCGACTTTGATACCAAATATCAAATGCCGCCAGACTTTTATATGGGATAACACATTATGCCACGCAGTGTATATTTTAGTGAACGCTATAGACCCGAACAGAATCTTCTAGAAGATCTGCTTATCGAGTCTATGAAAATTATGGGGCATGATGTCTACTATATCCCGCGTAAAATTGTAAAGCAAGACTTTATACTCAACGAAGATGTAATATCAAGCTTTGACACTTCGTTTATGATCGAAATGTATATCGAGAGTGTTGATGGTTTCGAAGGAGACGGCGACCTTATGACAAAATTTGGTCTTGAAATTCGCGATCAAGTCACACTCGTATGCAGTCGTCGTCGATGGAACTCTCTTATCGGTCGTCATGGCTATACAAACGACAGCGTTCGACCACGTGAAGGTGATCTCATCTATTTACCACTCGCTGGAGGACTCTTTGAAATTAAGTTTGTTGAAGACAAGAGTCCATTTTTCCAACTTGGCGGCAGTGGCGACACAAAGGGAGTCATCCCGACATTCAAACTTATATGTGAACTCTTCGAATACAGTGGTCAAGAGATTGATACTGGAATCGAAGAGATTGACACAATACAAGCTGGTCATACTCAGGGCACTCGAGTAGAACTCGATTTCGACGGCGGGCCCGTTCACAATCTTGGTGAAACGCTAACAATTACTCTTCCGAATCTTCCTGGTGAGCCTGTCGTTACTGGAGAGGCAGAATTGTTGCAGTATGAACACACACCAACGGGAACGATTGCTACTCTAGGCATACTAACGTTCAATGATGGAGAGTTTCATACTCTATCACCAATTGAAAGACTAAATCAACCGACTCTATATGCTGCTCTACAGGGTCAAACATCTAACACTTCTTCAATCATAAATTCAGTAGTTGGTTTGACTGATGGTGATGCAGCACTTTTCATCAATGACGATCTCACGCAAAACAGTTCATTTGAAATTGCTGGTAATGACTATATCGATTTTAGCGAAAGCAACCCGTTCGGAGACCCATCATAAGCCATGTTAAATTCATCATACTACTATAATGGCAACCTTAAAAAGATTGTAGCTGTTTTTGGCACAATCTTTAACGACGTTTCTATAGCGAAAAAGGTAAATGGTAAGATGACTGGCATTCAACGCGTACCAATTTCCTATGGTCCTAAACAGAAGTTTTTAGCTCGTTTAGCAAGTATGCATATGGAAGAGTATGGAGACATTGCCATCAAACTGCCTCGTATGAGTTTTGAAATTACTTCAATAGCTTACGACTCAACAAGCAAACTAAATAAACTCAACAGCAAATTATATCTTGTTGAAGGTGACTCTGACACAAAGACAAAAATATATCAGGGCATACCGTATAAAGTTAGTATTCAACTAAGCATACTTGCACATCATCAGGATGACGCGCTTCAAATTTTTGAGCAGATTGTCCCGTACTTTACACCAGACTATGTTGTTGCTGTAAAGGATCTTGAAGGGCCTGGCTCAATTACTGATGTGCCTATACTGCTAACTAGCACAAATATACAAGATGACTATGAAGGTGACTTTGGAAACAGTCGTCGTACAATCATCTATACATTAGATTTTGATATCAAGTTTAAGTTTATGGGCATACAGTCTGGCCCATCAAAAATTATTAAAGTTGTTGACGTTGACTTGTATGACGTCCCAATAACTCCGGATTCTTTACCTATTGACGGCGTGCGCGTTGAACTTGGTGATCCAGAGAATGACACTCCAGAAAATTATACTGTAATCACTACATACGGCTTTGATGAGAATCCATAATTATGAAAAAGAACAAAGATACCATACTGGCATCTCTTGAAAAAAACGTCTTACCAGTAAAACATGAAATTGCAGTCGCCACTGGCACTCAAGTTGGGCCGTCTCATGACGAAATTGTGTTACACGCTGAAGAAGACTACAAGTTTGCGAGGGAACGCATAAAGAAACTTATTGATACGAGTGACGAGGCTATAAGCACGATGCATGCTCTTGCAGCTGATGCTGAACACCCACGTGCGTTTGAGGTACTTGCTGGTATGATAAAAACTGCAGCTGACATAAACGGACAGCTGCTAGGTCTACAAAAAGAGCGCAAGAAAATTGTACAGGTTGAAGATAAACGCGGACAAACTCCAGCACCGAGCACCACTAATAATGCTATATTTGTTGGTACCACTACAGAACTACAAAAGTTACTGAGAGGTAATGTTGATGATGAGGCTATTGACGTTGAATGACCGCTCCAGATTCATATAATGGCAATCCATACATCAAACGTGATGGAGTGCAGCAGCAGTTTACCGCTCACGAGATAAGCGAGTATAAAAAATGTATGGCAAGTGTGTCGTACTTTGCAGAACACTATGTAAAGGTTATAAACCTTGATCGCGGACTTGTAAACTTTAAGCTGCGCGGCTATCAAGAAAAGATGGTCGATCACTTTACACACAATCGCTTTAGTATTATTCTTGCGTGTCGCCAGAGCGGTAAGTCTGTGACGAGTGTTGCGTGGCTGCTTCACTACGCGATATTCAACCCTGATAAAAAGATAGGCATACTTGCAAACAAAGGAGCGACTGCACGCGAGATGTTGTCTCGTCTTACCCTTATGCTTGAAAACTTGCCATTTTTCTTGCAACCTGGTTGTAAAATACTAAACAAGGGAAACATAAAATTTAGCAACAACTCTGAGATTATTGCTGCTGCAACAAGCGGTTCAAGTATTCGCGGACTCTCAATGAATGTTATTTTCCTTGACGAGTTTGCATTCGTACATGGAGCAAACGAGTTTTATACAAGTACCTATCCCGTTATTTCGTCTGGAAAAGACACAAAGGTTATTATTACAAGTACTCCTAATGGCATTGGTAATATGTTTTATAAGCTTTGGGAGGGTGCGATACAAGCCACAAACGAGTTTCAACCATTTACTATTCGATGGAATGACGTGCCTGGACGAGACGACGAGTGGAAACGTCAGACGATTGCAAACAGCAGCGAACTTCAATTTGCCCAGGAGTTTGAAGTAAACTTTATTGGCAGCTCCCAGACGCTAATAGGTTCAGACACATTGCTAGGACTGCAGTCACGTGAACCTCTACAACTTCAACATGGCATACGTTACTATGTTGAACCAATTGAAGGTCATGACTATATAATAACTGCTGACGTCAGTAAAGGTCGCGGCCAGGACTACAGTACATTTACTGTGTTTGATATATCTGGCGTAGACGGCACATTTAAGCAGGTGTGTACATATCGAGACAACCTTGTGTCTCCACTTATGTTTCCAGAGTTTATTGTTCGTGCCGCAAAGACATACAACGATGCACTTGTAATAGTTGAAAACAATGATGCTGGACAAGTGGTATGCAACTCGATCTATTACGACTATGAGTATGACAACACGTTTGTACAGAGTTCTGTAAAGTCAAGTGGTATTGGTGTGACAATGACAAAACGTGTAAAGCGTATTGGGTGCAGCAACCTAAAAGATCTATTAGAAAGTGGCAAACTTCAGGTTTGTGACGCAGATACAATAGTTGAACTTAGTAGCTTTGAACCAAAGGGTGACAGCTATGCTGCGCGAGGAAACACCCACGACGACATGGTTATGAATCTTGTGCTCTTTGCCTGGTTTGTAAGTACTGACGCGTTTGGAGGACTCAGTAATATCGAACTAAAATCCCTTCTCTATAGCGAAAAGATACGAGAAATGGAAGAAGACTTGCCGCCATTTGGCATATTTGACAGCCCAACTTCAGCGCCGACCCCAAGTATGGTTGACTACGAGCGACAGGTATCGACACTTCAGGAATGGAATATGCTGTAAAAGTGACTTTTTATAAATATCGATAGATTGAAGTTTTCTTATTATGATCTCTAAACTTATAATTAACAACAACTGAAGAAAGAAAGAAAAAATATATGGCAACCTTACAAAGCGTAGGTGTACAAGTTACAGAAACCGACTTGACACCCGTAACACAACCGGTATCGGCATCAACTGGAGCATATGTTGGACACTTTAATTGGGGTCCGGCGCTTGAACTAGTAAATGTCGTTTCTGAAACAGTGCTAGGAAAAATCTTTGGCACTCCAAGTAAAAAAGATGACATGACCAGTGGGTCATTCTTAACCGCAGAAAGCTTTTTGAAATATGGCAATTCATTAAAGGTACTTCGTACACTTGATACTGCTACAGCAAAAAATGCTAAGGGAGAAGTTTATCTTTATGGCACGTCAGAAGAGACACTCTGCATACCAAACAAAACAGCATTTGATATTGTGAGTTCTACTCTTTTAACATCACCGTTCTATGCTCGATATGCTGGTTCATTAGGCAATTCATTAAGCCTACAAGTATTTCATGCAAATAATGCGGGCACCACAGCATCTGAATCTAAAAAATTCTTTTCTACGCTTGCTGGCACGACTCTATGGGCGTCTGAAGTTTCAGAAACTCCTATCACTAACGACGAAGTTCATGTCGTAATTTATGACGAACTTGGTCTTATAACTGGAGCAAAGGGCACAGTGCTTGAAACTTGGGAAGGTCTATCATTAGCCCCTGACGCACGTGCAAGTTCTGGAATTAATAACTACTGGATGGACGTAATCAATACTGGTTCGTCGTATGTGTATGTTGGCAACGCGGCTGATGTCGCAACAGTATCAAACAATACATACGCACTCGTTGGAAACGGCGCTATTACGTTTAGTGCTGGCGCTAACGGCGACCAAGACTTTAATAATGTCACAAACACTTTGACAATATTAGAAGACACTGACAACATAGACGTAAATTTAATATTTGCAGAAGCATTTGAAGATGACACCGAAGCTGAAGTTAACGACGCACTTATTGCCGTAGCAGAACAACGTAAAGATTCTATGGTGTTTTTATCTGCTCCATTAGGTCTCTATAGATTGCCTTCAGATTTGGCTAAACTTAATGCATTACAAACTTGGCGCAACAATGGCGTTGCAAATAGTGCTAATACCGTATTAAGCTACACTGTATTTGATAGCACCCCAGTCTATGTGTATAATAAGTATGCGGATCGTTATGAATGGATTCCTGCTTGTGGTCACATGGCCGGACTCTGTGCATACACAGATGAAATTGCTGATCCATGGTTCTCACCAGCTGGATTTAACCGCGGTCAATTACGCGGCGTAACTAAGTTGGCATACAACCCTAAATCGGCTGACCGCGATGATTTGTACAACTCAAACATCAATCCAATCGTAAACGTTCCTGGCCAAGGCATTATTCTCTATGGAGACAAGACTGGGCAAAAGCGTCCTACTGCGTTTGATCGCATTAACGTCCGTCGTTTGTTTATTACAATACAGCGTGTTATTGCCAATGCGGCTAAGTATCAATTATTTGAATTGAACGATGAGTTTACACGAAATGCGTTTATCAACATAGTTGATCCATACTTACGAGATGTTCAAGGTCGTCGTGGTGTTACTGAATACAAAGTAGTGTGTGACGAAACTAATAACACACCACAAGTAATCGATAGCAATAGATTCGTAGCTGACATCTATATCAAACCAGCACGTTCAATTAACTTTATTTCTCTTAATTTTATTGCAACTCGTACTGGCGTATCATTTACCGAAATTGGTGCATAATTTTTATAAATAATAATACAGAAAAAATACAATGAGTAATTTATCACAATTTAAAAATCAATTTTTAGGTGGAGCTCGTCCTAATCTATTTGAAGCTGAAATTTATTTTCCAGCTGGTGTTACCAGTGCCTCGCTTGCATCCTTAAAATCAAAGTTTTTGATTAAAGGTGCATCGCTTCCAGGCAGCGTAATTGCGCCAATTGAAGTGCCATATCGCGGCCGTAAGTTAAAAGTTGCTGGCGATCGTACATTCGAACCTTGGACAATTACAGTAATTAATGATGTAAACATGGAAATTCGCAACGCATTTGAAAGTTGGATGAATTTGATTAATCGTCATACTTCAAATACTACAGGATTAACCCAGTTAAACTATTATAGCGACATGCACATCAAGCAATTAAGTCGCGAAAGTGCAACTGCAACTAAAAAATATACATTCGTTGGAGCATTTCCAACGAATATCAGCACAATTGAAGTTAACTATGATACTAATGATGCAGTAGAGGAATTTACTGTTGAATTAAATTATCAGTATTGGACTTCTAATAGTACTGTTGGATAAGTATATTTTTGAGTTATAAATATATATTATGAAGCTATTTGGCTATGAAATATCCAAGGTAATCAATAAAAAGGATACCTCTGACTTTAATAAGGTACCGTCATTTTCTGCTCCGGTGGAAAATGACGGTACTTCTGTCGTAACGTCATCAGCTACTGCTGGTTATTATGGACAGGTACTCGACGTTGATGGCGCCGCATTAACAAACGAAAAAGATTTGATTTTAAAATGTCGTGCTGCAGCAACCCAGCCCGAGTGCGACTCTGCAATATCCGACATTATAAATGCAACGATCGTTTCTGACTCTGATGGCAGCCCGGTTAATCTTGTGCTTGATA